GTCGTATGTGTGATCTCTGCCACTCAATGACCATTGCACACACTAATCCCTACACTATCTCCAGGTTTCCATTGGCCCAAGACAACGTCACTTGCCCATTACCAGTAGCCTTATCCTCTGCCTTATCTCTAAGTCCTAATGGTTGCATCTGCCGAATATGTTTATCCATATGATCTGCTTCAAGCCTTCTTCGCTGCACTTCAGCCATGGCAAGCTTTGGATCTGTTGGCAATGCCATCTTAACCAGGTCAAGTATCTGATCTCTCATAACCTCACACTGCAAAGCTCTAGCTCTACGATACATAGTATGAGCTTCATCATTCTCTTGCACCCATCTAAGCACAGTTCTCCAGCTAGGCAATGTCTTAGTGTTGTTGCATATCCTAGTAAGGCTTTCACCTTCAGCTATACGCTCACAGATCTTTTCCATCTGTGGCTTTGTAACTCTAATCTTAATAACTTTGGCCATTTATTCTCAGCTCATAAAAAAGCCTAGCAACTATATTTCACGCTGCTAGGCAAAGGATGTTCAATGATATTGAAAAGATTATTATTTTGAGAACATTTAGTCAAGCACATTGATTAAATTAATTTAAATAAAACATAAAAGAATCATACTACTTGACGTTTAAAGACACTATAGAGATATACTTACAAGCTATGCAAAATATATGATAGAGTACCTAAAAACACAAGGCCTATTAGAAGAAGAAACTAAGCATTAAAGCTTATAATACAACCTAACCAAAGCATCTTTATACCTTCGCTTAACAATCCTGGGATCATGTAAGCTTAACAACCTAGCTATCTTAGACCACTTAGCGCCACGATCTGTAAATGCAGCTGAATGAGCTACCGCCCAGACAAGCCTTCTATCTTCGTCATCCATCTTAGTAAGCGCTAAATCTATAGCTTGATCTAACCTGGTAATCTGTTCTGGACTAGCTTTTAACCTGGTGGTTTCTGTTGTGCTATAACCATAACCAGACCATTCAGTCACATAATCTGGCCAACTAGCCATCTTCTGCTTTCTAAAAGCACTAGGCAACTTTCTCTCAGTTTCAGCAGCTTCAAAGAACAACTCGTTTAACTGAGCTATATCCATTATTTGTATTCATTTCTAAGCTTAATATCCATCTCTTTAAGCCAATTAAGTTTATCAAATATTGGGATATGTTCCAGGTTAATCACCAGGTCTTTATAAGCTTCTACTGAATATCTTTTTTTTAATTTACCTAGAACTCGTCTTTGCAGCTCATCAATGGGATACTTTGCACTTCTCTTAACAGCTTGTGAATAAACTGGATTAGCTCTCTTAGCTGTTAACTTAGCTAAGTTCTTTATCTTAGCTAAGTTCTTACTCTTAGCAGATATATCGTTCTTAGCTAAGTTAGCTAAGTTACTTTTTTTATTTAAGGAATTTATTGGATTGCTAAGTTGTGCGCTAAGCTTAGCTACATGATCTGGCTTGGAGAAAATTATATCGTCATCACTTTTCATCTGTCAACCCCCCAAATAAAAATAAATAATTTGCAGCATCCCAGACATGATCGCTATCTGGCTTCCCACAATCGATACGAGCTAGTTTCATCTCCACTAATATTTTTGTAATATCGGCAGCAGTAATCTTTTTACCAGGAGCAATTTTATTTCCCAGGCTTAGATTCACTCTTGCAGCTATGTTGTTATAAAGCGGCTTATAGTCACCAAGTTTCTCAGCTCTATCTTTTAATATAATTGCAGCTTGTTCAGCGTGTTGTTGTGGTTTCATCTGATTACCTTATCATTATCATCAACTCTAAGATTTAAAGATTGCCAAGCAGCTCTTTCAATTAATAGCTCCTCTTTAGTTAATGGCTTAGATGACTTTCTTAACTTATTACAAAGCTCTTTAACTGGATCTGGCCCTACTCTGTTTCCCATTTTGCCACCACAGCCAGCACACAAACAAGGCTTGACTCTTTGCCTTGCAGATTTTGCAAGCGGCTTATCACAGCCATAACAAATCTCAAAATTAGTAATCATTACTTCCTCCTCAGTTTAATTATCCCATCTAAAAATTCTTCTACCTGGTCAATAGATCTGCACAGTTGCCAAAAACAACCAGCCAGCTCTAATTTATCTCGCATCACAATCTGATTTGCTGATAACTTTCCACCACCAGGTCTTTTTAATTCAATGAAAATAGATATAGAGTTACCAACCTTGCTTTGATCGCCTGGACAAAATATTTCTATGTCTGGCCAACCTGGTTTAGTTCCCATTCGCTTCTGCTTAACCTTGTAAGCAACATGACGATTGCCCTCATTTGGCGAATGATGCCAAACTGCACCTGGAGGTAATACAAGATCAAGCCATTGACTGATTCGCATTTGTAATTGATCTTCAGTTTCGTCTAATGATAAAGTCATTTGGTGTTACGCTGCTCATTGTCACCTCTAAAATTACACTTAAATTTTTTGGTGATGGTGTTAAAGCTTGAGGATGGCTCTTAGGTAAGCACCATCTTCTCGCCACAGTAGCTTCTTTAAAACCAAGTTTTATCGCTAAAGCTTGATAACTTAATCCATGTTCTTTTCTATATTCATCTAATGTCATGTCTTAATCGGTAACATAGATTGATTTTAAACGTCAAGGGTATAATTTAAACTTTACAATGTGACAATAAACGTCATAATAAATACTCTAGCCATCAAGGAGGATACGTTATGAGTCAAAAAACACAAAATATTGGGGTAACGCTATCACAAGCCACTAGGTCTTGTGGTTGCAACAGTCCAGACAGAAAGACATTACGCTGTGATAAACTAAATTTTCGAGTAAAAAATCCGAATCAAATTCAATTAAGAAGAAAATATGCAAATCTAATAGCAGCGCCACAGCTGTAAACAATCGCCAGGCAAAATTGGGAGTATTTGCCAAATATGAAAGGGAAGTGTAATAATGAGAACCGCACTTAAAATAAATGATGTAAGTTTAGGAACAATTAAAATGCCAAATAATCTTGATTTCATGATTAGAAAAAGTGGCTTATTAAGAAAAGAAATTGCTGAACGAAAAGGTATTAGACCAGAAACTGTATCAAGACACATATCTGGAGCTTTAAATTTTAGCCTAAAAGATGCGGAGCAATATGCAGCTATATTAGATTGCACAGCTCAAGACATTCTTTTTGCACAAAATGCAGTACCTTTATTTGGTAAGCTTGATGAAAGTCATGTAACAGTTAGTGATCCAACAGAAGGTGAAGTTGCCTATCATGTAACTTTTCCAGTTGATGAAAATAGACGATTCGTTATTGCGAATCATAAAGCTCAGAAAAAGAAGTGGGCAAATGGTCGATTATATCTATTCGACAACAAACCAATATTAGCGCAAAGCGTTGATGAAACTTGTTTTATGAGGTTATGTATCTTGAAAATAGCCAATGATAAACAAATACGTTTTGGTGTAGTTTATCCAGAACCTGGTGGAACATTCTCTATAGGATTTAACTCTGATTCGCATAGCTCAACAGAACAAAGTAATGTTCCAAACGTAGCTCACTCAGAAATACAAAGTGGTCTAACATTGAACTGGTGTACTCCAATTTTGAGCTGTATTATGCAACCAGACTTACTAGGCATTGTCTTAAAACAACAAGTTTAAAACTTTTTAAATCACACCCCTTGACCGATTACGTCAAGATATAATAGGCTCTCTTTAAATATTTAAGGAGAGCTTATGTCATTTATAGAAACACCTAGATTCGCTTCAAGATTTAACTATTTGTGGCACTCTAACCCAAAATCAAAACTAAAATGCAAAGGTTTCTTTGACAAGGTACATCTACGCCCTATCATTTCTGATGCCTGGGAAATCTATAATAACTTAAATAATGAACATCACCTTAGAGATCGTGCTTGGAGTGTGATTGAAAAGTTTGATTCACGCTTGAATGGTCAAGATAACTCAGCAATGTGTGGTGGTCGAACAGTACAAGAAGCTGCTGATGCAGTCTTAATAGATAATATAGATGTAGAAAAAGCTATTCAATCTGGCGTTGAAACATTCCAAAAATTTAAATCAAGAACCTGGGATAATGGTACTGATGCTAGTAAAAAAGAAAAATATATAGATGAGTTTGCTTCTGTAACAAACAACGCTATTGCTGGCCTTCGTGAAGCTATGGCTAAAGATAATAAAATATTAGGTGAAGTTGAGTATATAGAAAAGTTAACTGGTTTAGAGCTACCACATAACACTAGACCAGATTATAATAGGCGTGGTGATCTAAAAACTAAATGGTCTAAGCTATCTAAAACATCTAAGTCTGGTTTTGCAGCTGCAAGCTTACCTAAAACATTAACTGGTCCTTTTGAACAAGCTGCATTGTATCAAGTAGCTGGTTTCTGGGCGTGTAATGGCGGCCTACCGCCTTTCTTAGTTTACGCTAACGCTTCAGACTATAAGATCTTTGACCAGGACAACACGCCAGAGCTGCAAGACGAAAACTTACATAACATAGTTCAAACAATAATCAGATCTCACAAAGCCACAGAAGAAATACTTAAAGTGGCAAAAGATAAAGAACATCTATTTCGCTTGGTTGAACCAGACTTTACAAATATCTGCTGGTCTGAACCACCAATCATTATTGAAGAAGCAAAGAAACTATGGGGAATAAAATGAAAGATCCCTGGCTATGGCTTGGTGAGTTCATAGCTTGTGCAATGTTATTTTTATTTTTTTATTTTATAATTTGGTTTGTAGCCATTCTTTTTCCAGGAGCTATGTAAATGATAGACATATTAGAAACACCACCAAACATTCATAATAACGCCAGGGAAACTGAGCAACTAGCTTTGGAGTTCATACTTCCTAAAGTAAAAAAGATGCGCTTGAGAGTCCTTAAATCAATAGCAAGCGCTGGATGGACTAGAGGTAAAACTGGATCTGAAATTGTTAATGACATTGATGGCTACATTGTATCTGTAAGGCCAAGGATAACAGAATTAAATGAATATGGATTAATTACGCCAGGTGAGAAAAGAAAGAACGCTAGAGGATCTTATGAATTGTCCTGGTTAATAACAAGTAAAGGTAAACAAGTTGCGGAGATGAATGATGAGTGAACTTAAAGATGTAATGGCTGCTGTGAATGATCTTAATCAATCACATGGC